ATGGCCGTTCTGATCCCCGCGTGCCGCGAAGCCGACCTGGACACGGCCACGGGGACCTGCACGGCTGTGATCTGGATTCCTCAACCGGCACTGCTGCCGGAACTGCCGATTGAGGATGCACAGGCCATCGGCGCAAAGATCGCGCTCCTGTGGGCTGTTGCGTACGTGTTCCGGCTCATTCGCAAAAAAATCGAACAGTCCTAGGAGGACACATGCACAAGATGTTCAACGCCCTGAAGGGCAAGGGTGCCGCGCTGGCGGCTGTCGGCACCGCCGCGCTGGTTTCGGCTCCGGCCTTTGCGTCGGGCGGTGGTGGCGTGGACGTGGGCCCCGTGGTCACGTCCATCAATGGCGCGCTCGGCCCGGTCGGCCAGATCGGCGCTGCTGTGCTGTTGGTGCTGGTCGGCATCAAGGTCTACAAGTGGGTGCGCCGCGCGATGTAACGGCAACCGGGGGGGCAGGGCCGACTCCCTCCCCCCGGTTTTCTAACGCCCTGGACAGGGCAGGGGGCTTGGGATGGAAGGGTGGATTTGGCTGTGCGCATGGCTTGTTGCCTGCGCGATTATTTTCGTGGACTTCAACTGATGCGCTGGCTTGTTCGCGTCTTCGCGGCGTCGACCAACCGGCGCTTTGCGGTTCTATTGATCGTCGGACTATTGAGCGCCGGGCTCGTGGGGCGCGCTGATGCCGCGAACTGCGCTTCTTATAGCGACAACTGTACTGACGGAGCGGCGAAGTCTGCGGCGCTCGCATGGGTGTACAACGGCCCACAGTGCGGCGCCGGAAAGGACCTAAATCCCCCTGAGGCACAACTCACTAAGCAAAATGCCACCTCGGGCTACTACACTCCACGCGCATATTGCCGTACAGGCGGCGGCTACTATGTTGGCCCCACAGCCGGTCAGCAGGAAGCCTACTACTACAATCGTAGTTGTGGCGGCGAAGCTACCTATACGGGTACCGGGCCTTGGGCAAATGGAGGCTCCGCCAAGAACGGAAGTCTTGGTTGTCGAAATGGTTGTGACGGCATCTGGCAGACGAATGCAGATTCCACGAAGACGTGGAGCCCTCTGGGTAGTACCTGTCCAGAGGATGAGAAGAAGACCTGCGAGACGTATGGCGATGGCTACTACTGGAATTCGCTGCTCAAGGTTTGCGAGCCTCCCGAGGGTAAGTGCCAGGGTGGTCGTCGTCCGAATTCTCTCGGTCAATGTGCTCCCGAACCCTGTCCGGATGGGATGGCACAGCAGCAGGACGGTACCTGCAAAAAGAAGGAGAGCGAATGTCCTGCAGGTCAAGTTCGCTCACCGGATGGCAAGTGCCTTCCCGGCGACGGTCAGTGTGCAAAGGGCGAAGTGCGCGGCCAGGACGGAACGTGCAAGAAGGACGCGGACAACGATGGACAGCCGGATCCGGTAACCGATGAGTCGTTCAGTGGCGGCGACGATTGCAACGCTCCGCCGTCGTGCAGCGGCTCGCCCATCATGTGCGGTCAGGCCCGCATCCAATGGCGCATCGACTGCAACACCCGTAAGAACCGCAACATCGCGGGTGGCACTTGTGCCTCCATGCCGATCTGTACTGGCGACAAGTGTGACGCGATGGAGTATTCCGCGCTGTTGATGCAATGGCGGTCAGCCTGTGCGCTGGAAAAGATGGCGCAAGGCAATGGCAACGGCGGTGGTGAGAACGGTGACACCAAAGCGATTCGTGACGCCCTGACCGGCACCGGCGGTGCGGTCACAACGGCGCCGGATCGGCCTAGCTCCGATGTATGGGCGCCGCGTAGCGGCACGCCGGTGAAGCCTGACACGGGCGGATACGGTTGGGGGCGTACCTGCCCGCAGCCGCCCAGCTTCGAAGTGTTCGGAAATGTCATCCAGATCAACACGGCGCCGCTCTGCAACTGGTTGATTCTCGGTAGCTACTTCGTAATGGGGCTGGCCGCCTTGGCTTCGCTTCGCATCATCGCATCTAGGGACGCTTGATCATGCCAATGCTGATTAGCACGCTGCTGACGGCGCTTGCCGCGCTTTTCCGGTCGAAGTGGGGGCCGTGGGTTGCTGAGGCCATGGTGTGGCTGGGGCTATCCTGGGCGACTAACGAGTTCTTGGTTCAGCCTTGGATTGATCAGATGGAACAGGCGATGCGCGCAGGTGCGCCCGGCGGTGAGTTCGGCGCGCTGGTCGTTGCTTACGCGGGACTCATGAAGTTCGACGTGGCCTGCACAATGATCGCCTCGGCGGCGACCGCGAAGTTCGCCGTAGGCGCCGCAAAAACGTTCTTGACGAAGCGGGCCTAAGATGCCTATCGAACTGTTCACCGGCCAGCCCGGCAACGGCAAAACGGCATTGATGATGGAGCGCCTTGTCGCCGAAGCAAAGGCGGCGAGCCGGCCGATATTCGCTGCTGGCATCGACGGACTTGATCCCGGCCTTGCTACGGTGCTGGATGATCCGCGCCACTGGAATAACAAGGACGCCGCGGGAAACTACATCGTCCCAGATGGGTCGCTGATCTTTGTCGATGAGGCGTGGAAGTGGTTCGGGCACCTTCATGACGCGACCCGGCAGCAGACGCCTCGCCACGTGCTTGAACTGGCTGAGCATCGCCATCGTGGCCTGGACTTCGTATGGACCACGCAGCAGCCGAACCAGCTCTATCCGTTCGTGCGTGGTCTGATCGGGTCGCATGCACATGTGGTTCGTCGCTTCGGCACAAAGATGCTCGACGTCTATCGCTGGGGTGAGTTGAACGAAGAAATCAAGTCGCTGGCGAAGCGCGACATGGCACAGCGCACGACTCGGTTGCTGCCCTCGCAGGTCTTCGGTCAGTACAAGTCCGCTGAGGTACACACGATCAAGGCTCGCATTCCCTTCAAGGTGATGCTGTTGCCGGTGCTGGCGGTTGCTGCCATCGTTTTCGCCTATCTGGCATACACGTCGCTTCGTCCCTCCAGCTTCGCCGGTGGCGAGGGGAAAGAGGGGACGCAATCGGCGTCAGCCGATGCGGCCCCTTCGCCCTTCCGTCCAGCGGGAGCCAAGGAAGATGCACCGCGTTGGCCGACTGCCGCTGCATATGCCAAAGATCACCTGCCGCGCATCAGTACCATGCCCTGGACAGCGCCGGTCTTTGATGAGCGGCAGGCGCGTTCGGATCCGCAGTTGGTGTGTATGTCGTCGCTGGAAGGGCTGGATGCGCAGGGCGTGCGACAGGAGGCCAGCTGCCGGTGTCTGACGGAGCAGGGCACCGCATATGAGTTGAGTCAGCCGGAATGCCGCACGCTGGCTCGGAACGGGCCGGTCTATAACCCCTATCGAGAGCGTTCAGAAGAGCGCAGCACCCAGCGTGTTGAGGATCTCGATCGATCTCGGCCGGGTGCAGCAACGGGACGTGTCGGGGGTGTTGCCCAGCACGTTGAACGTTCCATGGGCACTTTCCCGGAGTCGCCGTCCTATCGATCTGATTCCTACATGACCACGGCACCGGGGCCGAACAAGCTATGACCAGCGGCGCTCGTGAATTGTTGAAGTGGCTGGCCGTGATCCTCATGACAGGGGATCACGTTGCCAAGGCGATCTATGGCGGGTACGTGCCTGGACTCAGCGAAGCGGGGCGGGTGGCTTTCCCGCTGTTCGCGCTGGTGATGGCGTACAACCTCGCCCAGCCCGGCGCGGATGTGGGGAAATCCGTTCGCAGGCTCGCGCTGTGGGGTGTCATCGCTCAGCCGGTGCACGCGCTGGCATTCGGCTACTGGTTGCCGCTGAACATCCTGCTTACCTTCTCGCTGTCTGCATTGGTGATCTATGCGGTTGAGCGCCGCGAAAGCTCGGTGGTTGTGATGGCCGCAGGGGTGCTGCCGTTGGTCGTGGATTACCAGTGGGCCGGGGTAGGGTTCGTCGTTCTGGCATGGCTGGGATTCCGCACAGGGCGGCCGCTGTTGACCTTGGCCGCGTTTGCGCCTCTGTGTGTCTTCAATGGCAACCTGTGGTCGCTGGCGGCCATTCCTGTGGCCGCGGGGCTATCCCACTCGGCGTGGCCGCTCCCGCGTGGGCGGTGGGCGTTCTACGGCTACTACGTCGTGCACCTTGCGTGTATAGGGCTGCTGGCGCCTATACTGCGGCCATGAACCTGCGCCGATACCTCGACATTCACTACTGGATTGCCCGATGGATGGATCGGGCGTTCGCGCGTCAGCAGGCGCGCCAGAAGAACTAAGCGCTCACGGGCAGGTTTCGCCCGGAACGTTTTCCCAGCCCCCGGGAATGCGGCGGAAAACTACACCGCCGACGCATCGCAGCCCTTCGTTTCGTTGTTCCGCCTCAATCCACTTAGCTGCAGCCGCTTGGCGTAGTTTCATTTCGGCGAGGAGAGCTTCTTTTTCGGCTTGCTCTCGGCGCACGCGTATCTGCGCGAGAAAGGCTTCTCGGTCGGGATCTCGCGTGGCCGTAGTTGGCTCTGCTACTTTGGTCGTGACCGGCGATGCTGCTGGCGCTTTGAATCGAGCGGACCAAGCGTCACCAGTCTTCAAATGCAGCCAGATACCAGCACCAGCCATGCCCAGCAGTAGAACGGCCCACATGCCGAGCCACGGAAACTCCCAGCGCGTGCGCGGGATGGGTTGCAGGTACTCCGGTCGTTCGCGTTCCATACGGCCCCCAAGGCGTCCTGCGCGCATTGTACCGGGGTGTAGGGGCGGCGCCCCTACGGAAGCGCCTCACACGCGTTGGCGGCGTTTCGGCCCCGGTACCGGCAGGACCGCCGCTGGCGGCTCGGCGTCGGGGCCAGCCATCACCCTGGGCAAACGCACTTCGTTGCGTCTACGCACAACTAGCTGGAGATCTACGATTTCAGAACCCTTGTAGGACAAGGGTTTCCGCGACTTCTGTCCAGGTAAAGAGGATCTCGCGCCTTCCATCAACCGGCGCCATTCCTGTGCCTGTGCAGCGGTGAGCGACAGCCAGGCCAGATCCTGCGGTTCCAGCTCGCGACCCTCGGGCGTGACCAGCCGGCCACCCTTAAACGAAAAACCGGCCCAAGGGCCGGTCAGTTTCCGATCACGCACGATCAGGCTCCATGCCAGAGTAGGTGCCGGGGCAGCGGCAAGAGACGTGCCAGCCACCCCAAGATGATCTGAACATAATATACATTATGCGAAATTCTGTATCGGGCTACGGCGGCGTTCGTGTCCTCTGCATGGCAATGGCTGGGCCTCTGGCTCGGCTCTTGCCTGCGACCTGGCACCCCGGCTGACTGCCACAACGGAAACGCCCCAGATCCCACAGCTGTCCGCCCGTATTTCCCCACAAGGACGCCCGCGATTTCCAGATCTCCCCCAAAGATGCCCTTGATTCCTGGATCCGCACCTAAGACGCCCTCGATTTCTGGCTCCACATCCAGCTCGCCCTTGAGTTCCCAACTGCGCACCTGATCGGTCAGAGCTTGTCGCCTGCACTTCCCAGTTCCGCCAGTCGCGACATTGGTCGCAAGAACAATTAGACGAGATCTCGGGCCTGAACGTGCGAACAGTTCAGCGGGTTGAGCAGGACTACAACACCGCGACTTCCCTGGGTGACGCGCCACGCCCCGCTCCACCTGCTCAAGCGCGTCGCTCGCCCCCCTGACCAAGCTTTGACCTTAACTGGGCGTCGGTGACTCCCTCCCGTTCTGGTCGGCATCTGGGCCTTGTAGCGGCTCAAGCGCTGAGCTATAACGCCTTAGCCAGTCGCTATAAAGCGCCGGTGTTGTGCCCGCATAGCCAATAGGCTCCGGGTGCCCGAGGTCCACCCAATGGGGGCACGGGAATCCTTCGATTCCGGAGCCATCCATGACCGCCAAACGCCGCAGATCCCTTCGCACTTCTGCCTTCTACGCCCAATCGGGCCGTTGCTTCTATTGCGGCCTGCCGATGTGGCTCACTGCACCCTCAGAGCTCGGGCTGAAGGCCAGTAAGGCCCGAGCCTTTCAATGCACCGCCGAGCACCTGGTGGCCCAACAGGACGGGGGCAGAGACGTGTCCGGGAACGTGGTGGCCGCGCATAGCCGGTGCAACCAGGGCAGGCACCAGCGGAAGGGACCAGCCCCTTCCGCTGAAGCGTTCCGGGCGCTGGTTCAGACGCGGCTGGCAATGGGGAGATGGTGGTCCCGACTGCCATCAGGGATTGCACGTGCTTCCGTATGGCCAATTGAATTGAATCTTTGCAAGGAATCGGCAGCTGCTTGCCTGATTCGCTAGTCCACACTAGTGGCGCCCGGTTGCGGTGCTAGAACGGCGAGTCTGCTGCGAAATGGTCGCGCATTGGGCCTAACAAGGTCTGCGACCCTGTCAACACGTCCGAGAATTCCACCTGTCGCCACCTTCTCGTTCCAATATCGTTCCATCCACTCGGCTTTATCCAGGATCTTACCCGGAGCGCCTAGCAGCCTCTTGGCGATGAAATGCCGGATGAGAGCGGCCTGGCTATCGAGAATCACGACGCCCGCCCTTGGATTAGAGTCATAAGCGCTGTACGAGATCAGATAGTGGACATAGTGGCGGTCTGGCTCTTCGTCATCCCACGTCAACAGGTTGCTTAACCCCGCAGCGCGAGCATCCGATCGCACCTCTTCGCTCACGAGCACCATGGGATTGCGTGCTTCCTTACATTCCATGCGATAGGCGTCCAGCATCGCCGGTCCGAAGATCATCTGAGAATCATGATGAATGCTTCCAACTGTGAGCCCTCCACGTATCAATATATCAACCACTAGCAGGTTCTCGGCCAACATTCTGATGCAGCTCAGGATGTCGGCAAGGCCAGCAGGAGAGCGGCTGCTTGATATGACGATGCAGTCGCTGAAGTAAGTGAACAAAAGTCCTGTTGCTGGGTTGCAGCACGCTGTGTTCTTTAGTCTGTCGATGGCCTCTGCTATTTCATCAAGCTTGCTCATGTCGGCTGCCGACTCTTGGACAAGTGCGGAGAACCCGAGCATGTCGATGAAGGCGACGTACTTATCTTGGTAGAGCATGAAGAACTCCTTAGATGGTCGTGCCCATGGTGCCGAGGGCGGTTCCATTTGACCAGCGGGTGCGGGGCACGTCATAGGCCATGGAGCAATGTCAGCGACCTGGCTCGCGCACTAGTCTCGCAGAGGCTTGTTACGGCGCATCTTCGCATCGGATAGAAGCGAGCGAACGAGAGAGTTGAAGTCCATCCTGGCCCTAAAAGTTTCCTTCACCCTTGGTTAAACGAATGTCCGCTTTCGGTCAGAAGCGGACCAAAGTAGCCGGTGCTCTTCGCAGCCCGTACGCGACTTGGAGTCATATCATCAATCTGTATCAGGGCTCAGACCTAAGTGCCTGATGGTCCAATTCAGCGACACTATCCAGCTTCGGCGTCATCGCACACTTCGGGATACAGCCAGCGCGATCCGCTTATGGAACCAAACCGCACTGTGCCTTACTCTTAAGGAACATTGCCAACGGCAACCTTCGGCAATTGAATTTAGAGAATCCGGGCGGTTCATCCCGCGCGGCCCGTTAATGTCTACAGCTGTGGAGTTGTGAATGGCAGAAGATCAAGGTGGTGAAGAGGTGATTAGGGAGATAGGGAAGGCGCTAGCCCTTGCGTCTGAGCTTGATCCACAAATTGTTAGATCGCTTCGCTCCGCGATTGTTCAGGCGATGTCTGATTACGAGGACGACACGAATGCACAAGCTGCAGCCGCACTTGCGGCGGTTCTCGATTTTAGACCTGTGACGACCCAAGACGCCCTCTCGCAAACCTTGGGTGAGATCGGGAAGCTGGTCGAAGGTCTCACCGGACTGGAGGACGTTCATTACACTGTTGAGACACCAGAAGGTCGCCGAGTTCGCTCAATCCGGTCACATCTACCAACTGTATCACCCCAGCGTTTGACGGATCACGAGCAGGCAGATCTTGAGGCCTATATCGCTCGATATCTGCCACCGGACGACCCTCGCGAGGAACACGCGCCACGAGGACCGCGACTGTGA